ATATTCTCACAAAGACTGCAGACCCCAAAGCCAAGGCGTACGAGAAAGCCGAAGACCCCAAATATGTTGAAGAACATAACATCCCGGTGGACTATCATTATTATTTCCTCAACAAGTTTTTGAACCCTGTGTGTGATCTCCTGGATCCACTCTACGAGAATGTGAAGGAGGAGATCTTCGGTGATATCATCAACCAACACAAACCCCCAAAACCCCAGCGAGAACCCGCACTCAGTACGATGAAGAAAGACGAACTCATCGCGGAGTGTACACGTCTCGGTCTTGAGGAGACTGGGACATTGGCGACTCTCCGTACTCGCCTTAAAGATGCGAGAATGAAAAAGAATGAATCCGTTGAAGACCTATTTAAAAATTACGAGCTAGATCATAGTAAGAATGAGTCTCTATGATAAAATTACAAAGCTTGTTGATGAAGAATTGGAACATAGAGTCAATGGTATAATAAACGAATACGCCGAAAAAATATCAAAAAAACATGGCATTTCACTTGAACTTTTATTAAAAGAGATACCGGATACATATTCGAGCTGTACGTGTAAGGGTACAAAACCGAATGGTCAACGGTGTACATTTAGAGGTGTGAACAATGGGTATTGTAAACATCACACTGCACAAGCAAATAGAATTAAACAACGAAGCTTTTCTAGTTCAAGTATCCATACACATGGCCCAGATCAGATGTTTGTGAGTGGGTGTCCGGGATGCCAATCTTCGAACGAGCTTATAGATTTGGGTGGTATATTATAATAATGAGCAAAAACGATATTCTACTAACTTCCATAAACCAATTTTACGATAATGAAAAGAATAGATCTACCCTACTCACCATCCTTGACAAGAAAAGTGGAATCTCACTCCGAAACTTGGAGTGGTTTATCACCAACTACGCAAAAAAAAATCATATATCTTACAAAACAAACGACGGAAAATTATTTACCGTCCACTGTGCATATAAATCAAGTCTAGATGGTTATAGTAAAAAATTATTTGATCCTTTCTGTAGAACGCAGAAGTTTTCATATTTTATACCGGGGTCATCTCACGAAATCCAAACGACGATCGCGCAATTGAATTTCATCAAATGGTGTATACGAAATAATATTATTGAGTATATAAAAAATAATCGCGATACATTATTTAATAAGCAACTGACATAAACCCACGATCAAATGAGAATGTTTGATATCCTGTATAATACATGTGTAATGTATATGTATCAGTTTCTATATTAACAAGTGATGTATCCAATTTAAGTTCTATATTTGTCTTATCTGACTGTATTTGACTAAAATCCAAACTTCCCGATGGTTCCACATTTACCGGATTCATCGAGAAGCTATATGTGTATATATTTCGCGTTGGTCTCGACAATCTTTTGTGAAATGGCATAAGATACTTGTAGTATGTGTGTCCAGTCTTCGTCACGTTTGGCATTTTATTACCATTAATATTGAAGTTTGAATCCGCCATAACTGGGGCAAAGAATGTATACGTCTCGTCAAAGTTCACATTTGAGGAAAAGTTGAAACGATTGTGAATATTATACAATTCATCGTCACCCGGAACTGGACTTCCAGTCGCTATATTTTCATCCTCAAACTTTGTATTTCTTAAAAACCAGTGTATGCATTTAACTGGTATATTTGGGACAAGATTGTTCTTTATCGTATCCTTGTTTAGATCAGTCACAATGGATGGGTGCTTTCGGACCAAATCCGTGACCAACACATGTGGTGTATTTGCCAAGTAATGACGTTCATCTGGACTGACCGTAATCTCTTCTGTGATGACGTTGAATGAAGTGAGTTCTAAACGCGTCGCACTATCAGTAAAGAACGATTGTTTGTGAAACTCAAACGCGATTTCGACTTTCTGTTTGTGTATGGCACACAACGGAAAATAAGGACGATTTGGTTTATTTGTTGCGTACTCATCACTCGCGTACTTTCTAGAAAAAAAGAAGTGCACTGGGATGAGTAGTTTAGATTCATACACCGCGTACTGTGGATTTGACGAGGATGCGTCATATCCCAAGTTTCTATTAACAAGAAACCGATTTGCAACCTTTTCAGATGTTTCTAGATAAAGCTCGTCGTATAGAATACCCCAATCATCGTGAATCTTCTCAAGTTCTATGTCGTCAACAAATATAGTCGCACTTTTAATAATATGTCGCCCCAACTGGTCTGCGTAATTTTCATTCGAACCTGGTGTCAGACCTGGCATATCGATACTTAAATACATATTACTGAGGAGATCACCCATATTTCTGGGATCAAATTGAACCTTCACAGTTTGTGCGAATGGCCAACCTGAAACTTGCCCAGGATTATGAACACGTTTACTTCTATGATATTTCCTAAATTCAGAATGTTGTCTGTTGGTATTATTAAAGAACGAATTATCTGGGTCATTGGAAAGTAAGTACGTGTCTTGCTTTCCGATAGCTTTAAGAGAAGTCTTTGCAGCTTCACCCATACCTATCTATTGCCTACATATTTTTAATGTCAGATTTCCACATATCAATGTGACTTGTCTTTTTCATCTGTTCCAATTCAGCTCTCGCCTGCTTCGCCTCATCGATGAGCGCCTTCACACTCTCCTCGGTGTACTGTACCGTCTTGATATTGAGGAGGTAGTCATAGGTTCCACCAATTTGGGGGAAGATTGCAGACAATTGTCGCTCCAAATCCTGCTTTTTGCGTCTGAAGACCACAATATCTCCCTCAATAACCATAGTCACAAACTTTGATTTGTAGCCACACATAGTGGCGCGTGTCTCAAGAACCTTGATGAGGTGCGCCTTTCTCTTCACGTAGTGGTCAAGGCGAAGTTCCACAAAGTCTTTGAGAATCTCCTCGGGACTTGAGTACTTGTAGATACCCTTGACTGGGTGAAAGAGATGCATATTTGAGACATGGAACGTCTTCCGCAGTTTCAGATCCTTGACCAGATCCTTTCCTGTGTATCCCGAGATTTCAAAGTGAACATCCTCCGTGGTACTGTTGTTTGTGAAACCACCAATCAACTTCTTTTCAACGAGACCATCCAAATATTCCTTGTAATCTTGCGTCCAACGACCCGGTGGAAGTTCCGTGATGATAATACTTGTACCTGACCACTTCCACACACCCTCCATCATCCAAGTGTCGTCCTCCTTGTGTACCACACCCTTGAACCCCTTGAACCAGGGACGCATAGGTACGATAGCCTTACCATCAAGCATTCGTTGGATGTTCTCCTTGATATCCTTGGGATTGAAGGGTGGTACATAACAACTGAAACCAGTACCAATACCCTCAGTGCCGTTCACGAGTACGAGAGGGAGTGTTGGCATATAGAAGTCTGGCTCAATTTGGTGACCGTCATCCTCCAAGTAATTGAGGATTGGGTCATCGCGGGGATCAAAGATCTTACGAGTCTCCTTGGATAACTTGGTGAAGATGTAACGCGTTTGAGACGCATCCTTCCCACCCATAAGACGCGTACCAAACTGACCACACGGCTGAAGTAAGTTGATGTTGTTTGAACCCATGTAGTCATTCGCCAACTTGACGATGGTATCTGCGAGGGACACCTCACCGTGATGGTAGGAGGACTTATCTGCAACATACGCCGCCAATTGGGCCACCTTCATTTCATCTTTGAGATTCTTGTGAAAGCATGCAAACATGACTTTACGTTGGGACGGTTTGAGACCATCTGCCATGTGGGCAATAGAACGCTTCAAGTCTGCCAAGCTGAAGTTGACCAGGTCCTTGTGGATGAAATTGGTGATATCCAACTTCTTGATTGACCCATAGGGAACTTCGAGATCCTTTGCCTCCTTTGCGGTACTCTCAAGAAGCCACGTCTTTCGGTCGTCCGCCTTCTTTTTATCAAACGCGAGGATGATGGACTTGTCGGTCATAACATCCGCGTCAAACTTGACAGTGAGATCTTGAATCTTCTTGAAATACTCCCGAGCCTCAGCACTTGTGCTGGTACCGAGACCCTTGTAGTACTTAATTCTCCACCCAGCTTGCCCGTTGCCATACCAGGTGCGGAACGCAGAGTCTGTGTAGAACGACTTTACTGTGGCACCCTTGGTAGCCTTGATGATTGGTGTGACCATAGAGACAACAAAGCCCAACTTGAGTAAACTTGGCCAGAAATAGTGAATCATATTGAGAATGAGACCCTTGATGTGTGAACCATCATTATCGGCATCAGTCATAATCATAAGACGTCCATACCGAAGTTCAGATACAGTCGTGTATTCCTTCCCCTGTTGAAGACCCAAAATCTTCTTGAGGTCATTAAACTCTTGATTGGATGTGAGTTGCGCTACCGAGGCGTCCCGAACATTCTTACACTTCCCCCGAAGAGGGAAGACACCGTAGTGATCACGGCCAACCACGGAGAGACCCGCGACTGCGAGAGTCTTCGCAGAATCCCCCTCCGTAACAATCAGCGTACACTTCTCAGAGTGTGCAGTCCCAGCCTTATTGGCGTCATCCAACTTGGGAATACCAGTAATCTTGGACTTACGAGTCCCATCAGACTTTGAGAGTTCCTTCATCTCCTTAAACTTTGACAGAGCCAGGAGTTCATCTTGGATACCAGTCTTGAGTGCGTTCTTGATGAACGTCTTCGGTGGCTCAAACTTACTCCCGAAATCTTGAACCTTTGAGGTACACTCAGACTTGACCTGACTTGAGAACGATGGGTTTTCAAGGGTCGCCTTCACAAAGATATTGAATGTATTTTTGACCTGTTGAGGTCTCAACTTAATCTTCTTCGCCAATTCATCAATCACACCGGACGCCAAAAGGGACGCCACGTGGTCCACATGAGACCCACCCTTGGTCGTACAGATGCCGTTCACGAAAGACACTTGTTCAAGGCCATTTTCAGCTGGACCAACGCACACCGACCAACGATCGGTAGTCACAGAACAGAGCTCTGTAACACCCTCGTGCATCTTGGCGTACGCCTCAAAGCTCATCTTTTTGAGTGCTTCTCCTTGGAACTTTACCTTGCAGTTTGCTGTTGTACAGATGTTTGCATCGAGTACCCGCTTTTCAAAAATCTTGTAAATCGCAGCGTCCATTTTCTTCATACCAAATCGTTTCCAATCAGGGATAAACGTGATAGACACCGATGAAGAGGCACCCCCATGTTTTGTAATTTTTGGTGGATGGCATACCGTCATATTATTGTTCCATGTTTGAGTATACGTCTGCTTGGTCTCGTGATCTTTAATGACGATTGAGAACTCTGAGGAGTAAATATTCGTAAGCTTTGCCCCGTACCCATTGCGACCTCCAACGATACGCTTCTTTGTGTCATCGTAGTTCGTACTCGTAAGAAGATGACCAAAGGTAAGTTCGGGATTCCACACCCCCTCCTTTTCATGCATACGCACACCAATACCGCCGAGAGGACCGTTGTTCTCGATGGTCACGGCACCAGTGTCCTTGTGTACCTCCACTGAGATGCTTGTAACACTCTTTGGGTGGACTGAGTTTCGGTCGATTGCGTTGACCAATATTTCATCAAATATTTTGAGAAGAGCGGGGGAATAGTTTAGATTTTTCTTTTCGAATGTGTTATGAGCCTTGTTAAGTATCCAGTACGGTTCAGTGCCGATATCAATCGGACCGACATATGAATCAGGTCTCTTAAGGACATGTTCAATGTGGGTGAGTTTTTGAATGCTTTCACCCATTGTTTCTTTAACTTTTAGGGCGTCATGTCTTTACTTAGGTTTATTCTCAACAATGAATCTATGTAGATCTTGGGTCCAGGTCTCAAGTTTCTGGTACGACACTGCACCTTCTTGTTGTCTGACGAGTTTTATAAGACCACATTGCCTCGCTGTATGTAACTGAGGGTTGTAATAGATATTACTTTCGAAACAGCACACACATACACGCTTTACTTTTTGCCCAAAGAATTTATATCGAGTGACGTTATCTTCGAACGAAATTTTGGTAAGTTTTATAAATTGATCAAGTAACTCCAATTCGTATTTATGATCCTTGCGACACATCATATCAAGCGGAGCCTCGCACATGTAGCACTTATGGGTCCATTTTATTTTCATACTTATATATAGAAGATGGCTTACCTTTATCTTATAGCTACAATCGTTGTTCTCTATCTTATGATGCAGAACAAGACTAGAGGCATGAACAAAGCAATTGAAAAACTTGTTCGACAATCAGCCCGCTATGCCGTTGCCGCACAGCAGGATGCGTCCCCAGTTATTGCCATTTTACACGCCAACTATGCATCCGCGTACTTTTATGCACTTAAGGACATTGCATCAGAGTCTCAAATCCATAACGCCACTGGAATTGACGTCAAGAAGTTCAAAGAACACATCACAAATGTACAAGACATGGTAACTCGAAAGACATCGGAAAAATGCCCAGATTTTGTAGGTGAAGTTGATATTTATTTGGCCCAAATTGGTGGAGAAGCTGCCTAAGTCACCCAAAATACTATAAAATAGTAACTATTAAAATGCAAGTCATTCGTGATACTATGTGGAATGCCTGCCTCTCTGACGCGGTAAAGATGTACCGTCTCAGAGAGCCAACTGAAAAGTGTTATCGTCTCGCGGATGCGACGTGGAAGTGTAAGATGTCATACATCAAATACAACAATACAAAAAAGAATAATGCAATTATTGTACTTGATAGTGTACCAGCTGTTATTCAAGAACAGAGGACACAGCACAAGATATGTGGTGCCATCACAATGTCTGGTAAAAAGTGTAGCTTCAAAGCCGTGTGTGGTGAGTACTGTAGAAAACATAAAGTGTCCTCAGCAAGCTTGGGGGACAAGATGGATGTAAGCAGTCTGTTGAGCCAACTTGACGGAATTAAAATCAATAGTTAATATAAACAATGTTTCTCGATCAAGAGAACCTTAGACCTGTAATAATAGCAATGGCCGTTTACCTCACTATTGCCACTCTCGTACCACGTGTAGTTAAGAAACCAACGGGTATTCAACCAGTTGATGATGTCGTTATGACTCTCATTGCCCAAAAAGGATCTCTAATGAGTGGTACTATTATCATTGGCCTCGTTGTTCTCGCAACCAATTATATTGAAGATGAATTCATGTAATACATTGTCTTTTCCCACCAATTTTTTAGTGTGATCATGATTCATTGTACGAACACGCTTTTCATATGCATCTCTCATGAACTCCAAGAGTTGGATCTTATTTGGTTTACCCCAAGACATCCCTTTTTTAAAGAGAAAATCATCTCTTTCCAATTCTTGAAGTTCACACTCAATCGTATACGGGGTCTTGACATATTCAGGTGCGCCACCATAATTCGTAATGATCACTGGTTTATCTCGTAACGCAGCCTCCACAGCGCCCATACCAACACCCTCCGAGCTTGAAAAACTTACATAGCAATCGCACCGATGGTGAATATCGTCCATCTCTTTGTCTGATATAAGTCCATTAATGATCTCAACATTTGGGAGTTTTATTTCAACATCCCTGTTACATGTCGCCTTTACGACAAGCCTGGTATTCGGTTCATTTAGACGAACAAATGACTCAAGGATGTCCCTAAAGTTTTTCCGTTGATCTAATATGTTACCAATGTGATAAAATGTATAGGGTTTCTCACCTGATGGTGGGATGTGTGCATGTATCACATAGAACTCGTTATCCGGAAATTGCCTGGATAGAACCCTTTTACAAAACTCACTCGGTACCGCCACCTTCTTGAATTCTTTCATGATGAGACCATAATCCTCGTGGACCGTCTCAGTTTCACACACAGTCATACAGGCGAGATTTTTTACACGGGTCTTTAGATATTTGATATATTCTATGTCACGTTTCGTCGGGATAAGAAATGCCAGACCATGTTCACTCTCAGGGAGTTCACTACCGATTATATAATATTTCGCATCATCAAATAGTTGTGTATATTTCTTTGCGTGTTGACCAATACCACAGAGTAACGTTGGACCTATGATGATCATTTGGTATAAAGATAATCTTGCTTTTATGTATATTAAAATGGATCCAATACAATTACGCCGAGAAATCGAAGATGAAATGAGACGTACACGTCTTGACAAGGCCCGCCTTTATGATCTCCTTTTAAAGATTGTTGATACAAGTGTGGGTGGTGAAGCTTCTGCAGGCCCCCAAGGTCCAGCGGGTCCAGCGGGTCCCAAGGGTCCAGCGGGTCCAGCGGGTCCAGCGGGTCCAGCGGGTCCAGCGGGTGTGTGTAAGTGTGTATGCACCAAGGTCGAAGAAGCACCCAAAAAGAAAGCCACTGCCACCGCTACGTCATCTAAAAAGAAGGCTAGCACCACCGAATAATTTTTCCCACAATGATGTGAGTCTAAACTCAACCTTAGTGAGTACTCTTTCTATTATCTTCAATCATTTACTGAAATAAATTGTATATTTTATACCAGTAAATGAAGCATATTAATTTTTCGGCACCTTTACGTCTCATTAATCCAAGTGTTAAGAGACTACGCGATAAACCTCCACATGAACGCATCTTATTCACGAAGACGATCACATGGCCGAAGGAGTCGAAGCCCCGCCGCGATTCACCATCCAAACGAAGGTTCCAAAAATAGTCGCCAATATTGCGACGAGTACCCCAAATGAATACTTCTTTGGGGCCTCTTCAGGGGGTTTATCTGGTAACTTTTGAACATTATGGTTGAGGGTGTCAATTTTACCAAGTAGTTTTTCGAGTGCTTGTAATATCTGAAGCTCTCTATCCTTTGGCTTCTCCTTAACATTCACAGTAGTAATCTCAAGAATCATATACCACTTCGCGTCAGGTTGAAGCGTTACATAATCACCATCGTCTTGTTGTTCGTAGATGGTAAAATTCATCTTCTTGATTGATATAGGGTTAAAATAATTAGTGTGACGATTGAAACTTTTCCATTGTTTATCTCGCATGACAGTTGAAGAAGATGGGGTCATATGTCTCTCTAACGGCACTCTCGCGAACACCTGGCCATGCCTCTCGTCAAGTATTTGAGCAACTTTTGGAATTTCTGGACACACAATATCCACAAACTTTGCAATGTCTGTGAGACTACCATTAACATGATCAGCCTCACCCACCTGTGTGATATAGAAATCAACCATCTTGATACCCAAAACTCTACTCATATCCTCCACGTGTGTATTGGACTCTAATCGTAAATCTAGGGAAAATGTATTGTTCGTACCGTTTACAAAATTTGAATCTATGATAACATATTGAACCTTCTTAGGTATGTCGTCAAGTGACATTCTGAAGTATACTGATATAAAAAATAACCCCACTTTCCCTGTAGATGTACATCAAAGCTGTATACCGAACCGTTTTAACAATGACCCCATTCTATATTGAAAACTTCTGTCTTTGGGTAAAGACCGCCATATGGGATGCCCCTCGTCGTATATATTTGGATGTGGACTTGGAAAGACAAAAGATTGAACGGGACCTAAGTCGTGTTGGTGATAGACAAAGTTCAAGTGAATAAATGGATTATATTCCACTCGTTACAGACGAGTTTAGAATTGCATTCTGCCAGGCAACTGAACCACTGTGTCCAGACGTTCAGCGTCTCATCTGGGAAAAAGTTCTCTACGACACTATAAGGTTGGAACCACCACCGGCACCTACAAAATGTCGTATAAGATACTCAAGAGTTTCTATGAACTTATCGCCCCTAGGCCTCCCCCCAGAGTACCAGTGTACCCTGAATATGATGTAATCGAAGCGACCAATGAGGTGGGTGAAATCGTCATCTTGCATATGCCGAAAAACTATAGCCTAAGTTATAATTAGAATTACAATAATTAATGGATTCACTTCGTCGTAGCCATCTTGAAAACTTTCTTTCGAAGTGTGAGAATGCACTCTCACAATTCAAAAAGAAGCGCCGTGATACTTTCGTAAGATATGGTGATACTCAATACGATGAACATATCTCTCGCCTTCTCTCGTTAACGAACAAAGTTGCTGATGAACTCCGCGATATTGATGCGACTGAGGATAATCAATTCATCGATACTCTTCTCAATGAGTACTCGAGTTTGAATGAAACTATTTCAGATGTACATGATACACTCGTACAATCGTTGCAAGTGGAGTTTGAAAATATCGACAAAGAGATATGGTACAATAAACATTTTGATAATTGGGTACAATTACCCGAAAGACAGGAGTGCCAGTCATTCCCCGTTGGCCAAAGACTGCGATATTCTCAATGTCGTCATAAGATGTTTGACCACCTTGAGATGGAATGGAAAAGACGAACATTCCCAACACTGGCACACCGATTAGAGTTTTTCTAAAAACTTAGATAAGGACAATCCACCAAGTACAAATAAAAGATGGCAAAGACTGTCGTACAAGTTGAATGTTACAACCGCAACCAAAAGCGTATGGTTATGCGTACAACCTATCTTGATTCAGACTCCGAATATGAACCACCGAGTGACTCTGAATCGGACTTCGACTCGGACTCTGACCCCGAGGAAGTTTCAGATTCTGAAGAAGGTACCGACTACGAATCGGAGACCGAACCAGAGTCGGATTCCGAAGAGCTTGATGACCCAAAGCCATTCTTTGGCCCTGGTTTCCGCGTGTATTTCGATAGCCATACAGACAAAAAGAAGTTTATGACTGCATTTGGATTTTAATAATTATATTATAATAAGATGGAACTCCCCAACTATATTCGTAAGAAAATGTCGCTATTTGAAAGATTCAAACTATTTAGGTACAAACGGGGTCTAAAAACATCTATGGCGAAAATGGATTACTATATAGTTCGCATGACGCATCTCAAATGTTATAAATACGAGAAACTCATGTATTATTATGACGGGAAAATCGAAGAATATCAGAAAAAAATGTGTACAAAGTATGCATAATAAAAATATGTACCTATATCAGATATGAAAGGACCCAAACCCCTCCCCAAGAAAATCACATCCAAGATGACTACACAAGAAACTAAGAAATACGAGAAGCTTCAAAAGGAATGGATAAAGACAGGTGACGATATGGTCAAAGCGCAAGCTGAATCCGTTGAGTATGGTCGTACATTAGACAAGTTGGAAAAGCCGACCGCCACCCAAAAGAAGAAGGATCTCACTCTCATTGACAAGGGCTTCAAGGCTGAACTCAAAGCCTTTAAGAAGGCTGATGAATATGATGCGTACAAGGACGCAATGAAAAAAAAGTACGAATGAATATAAGATGATACGATTACGCATTGGAATAACCGACGAGACAACTCCAGAAGACCTCGACGGTTATTTCACCCAATTTTGGAAACATCAACAGAAAGTTACTTAGAAATGACGTGATACAATCCTATAAGAATGGAAGACCTCCGAGCCGTTATGCAAATAATAGATAGGAACTCTGATTCAATATCAGAGGGTGACTATCTTGAGTTATGTAATCGAATGAAGAAGTTGTACAAAACAAAGGGGGGCTACAGAACTCTATTCAATTATGAGGAACCCATGGTTGATACTCTAAATCAAAGTGATGCTACCATAGACTACTTTGAGAATCATTATATTGATAGAGCTCTTGACGTAGACAAAAGCTTTCTAGAAATACAAATGGACTATATATTGAGAGAACGAGATGCACATAAACCAATAAAGCGTCTTACAAAACGTATACGAGAAACAGCAATTTCCCATTATTGTACGATGCATAATATCATATTAGATGAAAACACACCAGAGTGTCTAAAATCGTTTCACGAAGAAAGTGGATACATACTTGGTGACCTACAGGATACATTCGAGGTGGCATTGGATAAATTGTACAAATCGTATATGTATGTAGAGAACCAGTATAGATATAAACTACGTGATCTCGTTGAAAAACGAGCAGAACGAATGGACTGGATGATAGACGACCTCGATAGTGTATAACCTAAGTCGGGACTATTACTTGTAATTACAACTGTAACCATGGACTCGCTTGTCAGCCTTATGCAATCCATCGACCTCATTTCCAAGTCAATTCCAGAGGGGGATTACTTGAAAATGTGTAACGATATGAAAGATATTTACAAGGTCATCCCAAGACCCACGTCACCCGAGGCAGCCCTTCCCGCAACTCGACCCGTTTTCCAACCCCTACCTCAGTCACCGGTTGATAGTGAAGATGAAACAGACGACGCTGTGTTATTAATGCCAATGAATCCACCGAGAGCTACGGTTGATCATCTTAGTGATGTCGCACGGGCGTGTGGTGAAGCTATACGACTTATAAAACAACGAGAAAGTCGTCTCAGGTATCTCAAGATAAAGCAACGAATCACGGCGGGTGTGCGGAAGGATGCAGTACGGGAGAGAGCGCAACAACTTGGTGTGAGATTGAGAGAATATACGATTGAAAATCTTCGTGCAAAAGGGCATAACGTGGCTAATGAACGAAGTTTTTACAAAAATTATTTAGATCGACAGAATATACTTACACAAGGTATTATCGATGACTTGAAAGATGACATCGAAGAGCTTACTTCGTATTTAGAAGAACAATCAGCATTGTACAATACTCTTCATCTAGAAGTACTTGGACGACCATCTGTAAGACCATTTGTAATTTAAATCGGAACTATGGACATTTAATCTTTTTCTAAACGCTTTGCACATATACGCCCAATCGTTTCAATATCATCGAGTGATGTTTCAAGAAAATCATAAAGTACCGCACGCTTGTTCACAACGCCGGATAGCGAAAAAACTTCATTTGAACGAACATTTTCAGCCTTAATTAGAGGTTTAGTTTCATTCACTACATTTATCAATTTTTGACATTTTGTCTTATCAATGTTACTAACAAACTTATTTTCTTCTTCGGAACCAGATTTAAAAGATTTATCCTTGAAACTCTGAAGATCTCCCGAGAGGGGATCAACAGCCTCTTTAATTTTAACAGCTTTAATATTTTTCAAGTATTGTGGCGCTGTATTTGGAATTAAACCACCCGTGAATAAACCAGCTCCTACTGAGGATGATAGTGAGCTACATAAACAGAGTACAATTATAATAGTTGCCATTTTCTATACTATATAAATATTTAAATTGGACATTTATAAGTTTGACGGCACCACCATTGGTTACCTCCTGTGTATTCAAAGATGATGTGGATCAGGGCACCACACAAGACAAGAAGAACATGTGTTGGAAGAACAATCTTGAGTATCTTGAGAAGATGGAAGAGTACTGCATTCATGATACCAATCACGAGGGCTTCAATCATAACAGTTTGAACTGGTCTTTGCATTTATTATATGTGCATATAATAAATATGTCTAGGACCCCGATAATCATCGGTGTTGTAATTTTAATGGTGTTGTGTTTGATTTCCTCTGTAACCTACACTATGATGGGTGGCGATGAAACGACATCCGCGGTAATCCCAGCTCCCACACCAGCTCCCAAGCCAGCTCCCACACCAGCTCCCACACCAGCTCCCAAGCCAGCTCCCACACCAGCTCGCAAGAAAGCTCCCACACCAGCTCCCAAGAAAGCTCCCAAGAAAGCTCCCAAGAAAGCTCCCAAGAAAGCTCCCAAGCCAGCTCCCAAGAAAGCCCCGGTTCCAACTTATAAACTTCGCGATGCAAAAACTCCAGCTAATGATTGGGGTGGAGGAAATGTCATATTCCTGGATAGGCACACCCTTGATTGTGGTGATGATGGCTTGAATCAGTTCAAACTTGGTAGACCATCTGGTAATAGAATTCAATACAGCTATAAGTGTCTCGAAGGTATAAATAGTCCCGCAAATATCAAAAAAGACACAGGTGCTAATGATTGGGGTGGAGGAAATACTATATTCTTGGATAGACACAACGTAGACTGTGGTAAAAATCCAATCACCAAGTTTAGACTGGTCAGACCCGCTGGTAACAAGATACGATATGATTACACATGTAATTCGAAAAAAGTGAGTGGCGCATGTCGAGGTGTGAATACGGGGTGGAATCAGGAAAGTAATAAGAATATTTATCTTGATCGACACAATGTCAAGTGCAATCCCAATGAAGTTATTACACAGTTTAAACTTAAACGAGATGGAAAGGGTAAATTTAGATATGACTATAAATGTTGTAAGATGTAAGAAGTAGTCCTAAGTGGACCTCCCTGTGGTCTTTTTTTTACAAAAACCCCCTGTGGTCTTTTTTTTACAAAAACCCCCTCCCCGACCCCTCCC